CATAGTTGCCCTGATCTAAAGGTAGTCATGGCAGTGTGTCTTTCATCTTTAGTTAATGGTATAACTTCAAAGGAATTAATATATCTAGGCATTAAATTACTGGATATAGTAATTCTATTGTCTGTGTAATTAGTTCTATAACCATGAACACAATTAGATGGCCATAGTAACAACGAACCCTCTAGTCCTACCACTTCATTAACATCATTATACTTCGTATGTTTATGATTAGTCAACATATATGAATAATAATCAGGATATTTTTGACTATCGTTAGGACGATAGAAATAAGTTGGCGAGTGTGACGAATCATCAAAGTTGACATAATATAAGGCACACACAACAGAATTAATATGGAAATGTGGTAGTTGTTTGCCACCAGAATTACATACATTTACCCAACTATCAGTCAATATAAACTCTGAAGTATCATAACCTAATATGTCCTTAGCATATATCTCTGCCTGTAGTTCTATCCACTCTCTAAATTCTTTATACTTATCATTTGATAACGGCGAATAATAATCTAAATGTTCAAGTGATTTGGTGACAGCATCTATTTTCTTATGTTCGTATTCATCACCATGACTTTCGATTTCATTAATCAATAACGACTTAACTTCCTCATGTTCTGGGTACATTACCACACCTAATTGTACTGGCAACACATCAGTCACTCTCATGTCCTTTCCCCCATACAGACTCTACAAATCTAGGGTCTAACGATTCTTGTGGGCAGGAGGCAGTATTAAAACTTACTGTCCATCTATCATGTTCAGTATTATTTGTTCTACTGCCATGTTCTAACCACGAAGGAAATAGGTATAGATGTTTTTCTTTAATAGGTACATCATAAAAATACATTCCATAGGGTGTCTCTCTCACATTATGAACACACATCATGTATGGTTGTAGCGGCGACACCACGAAAAACTTACCAAAGTCTCCCTCTGGTAGATCAAGATAAAATGCCCCACTTATCACACTTGATTCATGTCTGTGTCTCTCTGTTCTACCACCTTTGGGCAAAATATTAAACCATGATCCACTGATTACTACAGGCCAATTGCCTATTTTCTCCGAGAAATGATTACAACACTCTTGAAATGCAATCAACATTGGTTGAGATCCCTTGTCTCGCAGTGGATCCCACCCTCCATGAGAACTCACGCCATTCACTGCTAAAGAATGTTCGTGACTTTTGCCATTAGTTTTCACATGATGTATGAACTCATCTACACCAGGCGCACCTGTGAGATCATATTCTTCTAATAATGTAGGAAATAAATCCATATTAGCACCACTTTGAATAATCTATGTTGAGAACAACTCTCAGGCCAGCATCAGTACAGGAAGTTCCAGCATGAAGTAAATCTCCTGAGAATATTACTGCTCTATTCTCTTTTGATACCACCTTTTGTCCGTCCTCAAAGTATGTATATCCGTTGTTATCATTGAAATATATCACACAAATATAATAGTTAGGCACGTTCTCAAAAGGCGGTTCTGGACTGTCACTTGGCCCAGTAATGTCAACGTGTAATGGTTTCTCTTTTATTTCTGTTGTCCTTGATGTTGCATTGAACTTAACTCTATTGATTCCTATAGGATTAAGTGTAGCGAACACTGGTTTAACTCTCTCAAATATATCACTAATTGGCACACAATTAGAGTAACACATATGAGAAAATTGGGGGCAGTTGTCTCCCTCTTTTACTGAGTTAGCAGTATAATACCAAGGCATACGCCCACTAAAGACATAATCTCTAATGGGCGTGAATACCTCAGTTGGCAAGAAGTTGTCATAAACTTCTATGTTCATGTGTTACCAGTATGAATGTCATCTGTGGTGCATGGCATAATACTAATATCAATATTGATATTCTCTGCTGTGGTATCTCTAGCGATCTTTAACCACTTAGGAGCCATTTTCTCTTCCCAATTTTCTTTATCAGTAGGAGTTGAATGATAAATCCACATTTTGCAATTTGTAACTGGCGGTTCTCCCAATAGTTTTGCAACTTCGTTTGCGTCATAGATTTGCTCCAAAGCTCTATCATATCTAAAGTAAGCAGATGAACATTTAAGAGAACACCAACCCTCTTTATTTTCAAACTTTTTGATAGCTGAGTCTATAGTTTTGTTATGTGGGGAGGCAAGATAGTTAATCCATATTTGACCATTCGCTTTTCCTTCCTCTTTTAAGATAATGTTATTGGCCTTAACTTTAACCCTTTGGATAGTTCCTTTGTACCATGAGCCAGTAAAACCTATCGCCTTTAAAACCTCAAGGTTTGATTCAGAATCTATTGGAATACCCTGTTCATTATAGTTATCAAGTAAAAACTTGATGGCAGTAGCCTCATCAGTTTCCTTTCTTCTAACTTTTGATCTTGGGTTACGAAGGTTACAGAAAGTGCTTAATTCTGCATCTGAAATTTCCTTATTAATCCAGTAAGGTATTCTTATCACACCAATCATATGACAATGCTTTGAAAGATCAGCAGCATTTACTGAGTGGTTTCCGTCAACTCTCAAGTCTCTACCACCCTCAGCACGACCCTCAAAGACGAGAGATACTACTCCTTGTCCTTTACCAAAACAATTTGTGGTATCTCCCTTAGCAAGGTCGATTGCCTCTTTTATTTCTTTTTGATGTTTGTCATCATGTTGAAACCTTACTTGGTATCCTTTCATTGCAACTTGCGATGCAACACTTTCCATTCTTGTTTCAAACTTTCCATCTTCAATATCTTTGAGTAAGGCCTTAATCTTCTCTAGGTCTATGTCAGCATATTGTTGAGTGCCATTAGTTTTATTATACCACTCTGGATTGTTCTTTGCATCAACACTACTTAAAAGTATATTCTCTCTTTGTCGCATTTCTTTCTTACTACCGTAAGCAAGAATATCAATCCTAAATTCTTCGTCTGGACTAGCAAATGCTAGATTAAATTCTTCATTTGTTGATGAATGTTCGTAACCATCTAGTACAGAACCAGTATGATAACCAGCATACTTCATGTTATTGGACTTTTGTGTCCACTGGTACAAATATGAATTGTACTCATTTGGCGCCATAGCAATGGAGCCTTCTACTATTTTAGGCATAAGATTAATTGTAATAATATCATCTAATCCCACTTAAAAAAGCAAAGATTATTTGAATTAACTCTTTATATAGTATGTCAGTTTTTTTAGTTTGTCAACCCCCCTCTTTTTTCTTAACATTTAGTAATATTAATCCACAAATAGATTGCCACATTTAGGGCAACAATGAACTTCTTTGTCCTTATACATTTGCTTATATTCTCTGGGATTAGACCTTTTGATAATTAATTCGTCAAGTTTTTTGGCTAGATTTTTCATTCTCCAAAATTTGTAACATTTCGAGAGCACCCTGTACTTTTAAAAACTCTTCTTTCTTAAGTTCAAAAGCCTTATTCAATTCTTGTATTTCTGTTTGGAGAACTCTTGCTCTCTCGGTCAATTCCTCTTTGTGACTCATAATTTTGTTGTACTCATTCTATATATTATACCACAATAAATACTATTGGCATAGTAACCGAACAAAATGGATTATACTCCAGAACAAATAGATCAACAAAACTATGAGATAGACTCAAATCCAGAGTTACAGAGATCAGAGTTTGCCCCTGTAGCGAAGGAAGCTATGTTCCATGAGAAGGTATATAAAACACTGGTAACACTAGGAGACTTTAAGTGCTATGTGTGGTTTTATGATAATGATTATGACGATACAAGAACTGCCAAAGGTTCAAAGAGAATCCATATAATACCATCAGAGGAGAGAATAGAGGACTCTTTAGAGATCAATAAGTATTTCAACATCGCTAATGATGTTTGGTCTGAGGGTGTCGTATATGTCAACGCAATATTCAGACGAAATGGCACTGCCTTCACAAGTAACAAAGATTTAAAAGACTGTGTAAAGTATTTCTCAGGTGTGGCATCACACTACGGAGCAGATAAAGATAAGATTGTAGTCATTGATATTGATGACAATGAAAAAATGTATGATATGAGTTATGATAATGTTACATCAAACACTTACTCTGACGTATCAAATAATGTATATTCTGACTTTACATCTATCCCAATAGGTAACGGAAGTTTAAGTTTAACATATGATAGAGTGTTTCAAGTTGGCGAGATTGAAATGAGTGACATAAACACTGAATTTGGTCAAGGAAATAATATTGGTGCATACTATAGAGGGCAAGGGATTGCAGATATACCACAAAACCTTGCTGTACCAACACTAGGAAACCCAATATCATTCAGTAATCTTAGACAAACTGTTAAAAAGATCACTGCTAATGCCAATGGAAACTGGCAACACCTACAAGCAAAGTGGGAGATATATGGAGAGAGTGCTTATAGTTCTTCTCTTGAGAAAGTATTAAATGTCAACGGATTTGTTGGATCTGGCGCCAATACTGACCCAGCAATTAGATTCCACAGTGGAGGTGGAGGAGATATTAAAGTATATCTAAATGCTGGAAACTCAGCAGTAAGAGGATATTCTGGCGAGGGAGGCACATCTGCAAGCACAAGCGGAAAGAATGGCGGTGTTGGTATGGTTGTCTCAACACCAATAAAAATGCCTCAAAGTCATTACAATAACAGACTCAGAGGCGGTGGCGGCGGAGGAGGAGCAGGCGGCCAAGGCGGGCAAGGTGGCGGTGGAGGTCACAGCGGTCACAGAGTATGCACTGGCTGGTTCTGTAACGGTTCGTACGGAGTTTGTCACGGAAATGGTGGTACAGGAGGCGCAGGCGGGGCAGGCGGTACTGGAGGCAGAGGCGACGGATTCTATTGGAATGGTTCTTCTTGGGTTGCAGCTCACACTAATGGAGAAGGCACTGGTGCGAATGGTTCAACTGGAGCAAATGGAAATAGTAGAGGAGGTGGTAGAGGAGGCCAAGGAGGCAAAGGCGGAAATGGTGGCGGTCACGAAGCAAACGGTTCTGGCGGAAATACAGGAGGTACAGGTCAAGGAGGAGCAGGGTCACAACATGGCTGTGGAGGGCACCCAGGCGGTCAAAATGGTAAAGCAGGCAGTGGTGGCGGTGGTAATGGAAATGGAGCGTCTAGGGTTACTTTTGGTGGCGGTGGAAGTATAAGTTATATTTAAGAGATACCGTATATTATTTCTGATTTAACACCATCTGCATCGGCAGTTAGTATGGTAGCACCATGAACTGCTCTTGGTAACATTTCCCATGTAGATAATTCATCTATCCATGAGTCTGATAACCAACTGTGTGTCTTGGCACTATCGGCTATAGTTGCAACACACTGTTTATGTGAATTGTGACGTTCATTATATAATCCAATGTTATCGTGCATAGATGAACCTTCGGGAGCATCTTTACTGAATATTGTGGATAGGGCATATCCTAATTGTTTCTTGAGTCCTGACTCATCAACTTCTATAATCAACTCTACAAGATTATTAATATCATCTACCAATATATCATCTACACTTGCACTAAGTCCCTTTGTGTTTTGATATATTTTTGTATTTGATCGAGTCCCAATATATTTGTAAACATCATCAGACACCGATTGACTTGGCAACTTTCTTAATCCGAGTCTCAAATACTTATTTACCTTACTCATACTCATTGATACCAATTCATAATCGTGATAACCTGAGTCAATATTTTCAAGTAAATCCAATAATCCTTTTATTTGTGTATCACTGCCAGTCACTCCCAGAGCAATTTGACAAATAGCATCTATAGTTGCAGAAAATATTGGCACAGGTTCAAATGAGACTATCTCCTCTACCATGACATTATTCTGAAAGTATAGAAACTTATATTTCTGTAAATATGGCCATAGTTTATTCTCATCTACGGCACCATCAAAGTATTGATATTGTTTTATACCAGTTGGTATTTGAAACTTAAATCCATACTTAGTTGCAGCAAACTCACTTTTAATTAATCCACACCCACTATCAAGACCAATAGAAAATAAATCTGGATATATTTCCATGATACTCTTGACCGCCTCAACATCAACAGAGTTGAATAGGATAGGATATTTTCCAGAGTTTGATATTTGAATTAGATTCTCTAAGTCAACCATTCTTTTCCTTTTTGATAACTGAACCAAGTGATAACAGAATATCTTTCGCCTTTTGTAACAGGTTTCACTTCATGTTTAAACAAGTGATTGCTTGGATATACATGAGCAGAGTTACCTTTAGAGGCAATATCGTGTTTACCCCAAAAACAAATATCGCCACCATCATAATCTTCGTTAATGCTATATGATGTGGTTACTGAACCAGCATCTGCATCAACATCAGCATGAGGCGATAGATAACCACCTTCGGGATATTTACATAACCAATACCCTGAGTATTTATTGTAAATAGGGTCTGCTGGTAATGTGTCTTTGTAATCATTATATATTGCAGGCATCAATCTAATGTGTGCCTTGTGTACTAAATCGAATATCTCTCCATGATAAGGTTCTAACAGCACTTGAGATCGCAAACCATGTATCTTGTAATAAGAGTTTGGCGGAGGATTTATGGGTTCTGGGAACTCGAATCCTCTGCATAGTTTGAGCAATCTTGTATGATCGACTGTAGAAAGAACATTCCAATGATGAAAGATACTGTCCAGTAATCCCATTCTTTCATGTCCTGTTTACATCTATTTTTAAACTGTCCGCAAAAACGAAACCAGATAATGATGTTCTAGGAACATCTTTATACCAGCCGTTTCTCATAACAGCACTATGCCATATGTAGGAAGGATATATTACCAACCTATTAAACTTCATTTTGATATGATGTTCTTCTTCCCATACATCTTCAATTAACATAGTATCATTATCGACCTTTTCTTTTGATTTCTCTGCAAAATCATACACCCACTCTTTATAATTCCAATACTGTTCTGTTCTTTTGAATGGCGTGTGTATATTTTCCATATTGGTCAATCCAGTTGATTTATGGGTGAAAAATGAAGTGCCTCCTTCACCCTCCTCATTCAAGTATAAGACCACCGCATACACTGCTGGGTCAACGTGTGGTTGTATCGAAACTCTATGAACCTGTTTGTCACTGTGCATAGCATTGACCTGATATGAGACTTTTACCTCACTTGGGTCTATGGTTTTAAAGTCAGTGCATTTCTGTATCAGATAACCAATAAGATAAGTTACTTCTGGAAGTTCAAGGTATAATTTAGACTGATAGCCTGGGAATACTTCATTCTCAACATTCAGAGAATTATATTGCATAGGAATTTTTTCCACCACATCTTTAATAAAGGCGTGGGGATTTTCCAACACATTATCAACTATAATCACATGATGATTATCTAAGTTTGTGATGTCATAAGTCAAGTTGTCAGAGACTTTGTGAGTCTTTTCATCAATAAAATTCAGTTGCATAACAAACTTTTTAAATATTTATTCTAAATTTGTAACGTCTTTT